ATTCATAAGCAAAAGTTGTACTTGGTTGCGAACTACCACTATTGTTAGTAGCAATAGCACTTAGTGCATTGTTTAGATCGGCACGAAAATCTGCACCTGATTGATTCGCTAAATTATAATCGTGTTGTGCCATAATAAATACCTATTATATCTTTTAATTCTCTAATTGTTTTATTCTTTCTTCTAATTGTTGTATTGATTTGATCAAAATGCTGATAAATTCACTATATCTTAAACCTAATTTGTATTCGCCAGTGCCTTGATTGCTAATATCTAAAATTTCTCCTTCAACATAAGCTGCAAAATCAGATGTATCAATATTGTTATTATCTAATACACTTTTTACTTCTTGTGCGATTAAACCATAGTGAGTTCTATTAGATTCTCCATCAACATATTTATATTTTCTTGGAGTCAATTGCGATATAAAACTTAAACCTAAATCTGTGTTTTCTATGTTAGTTTTATCATTTGCATCAGAAGTTTGTATTGTGCCATTTGTTGCATAAATATCATCCCATCTATAGTTTGAAGCACCCAAATCATTTGAATTATCTGCTAATGGTGCAAACGTATCATTAGTGCCACCCATATAAATAGAGCCAGTACCTGTAAACCAAAGACCTTTATTAGCACTTGTTGGTATGCCACTAGAAAAATTCATACTATATGGATCAGTACCCATAAGAATAAAAAAATCTTTATCAGTATCATCAGATGGACATAATATTCTTAAGGGATCACTACCACCTGTAACACTATCTGACAATTCAGAAAATAAACCAGCTTCTCCTGTTCCTGATATATTTTTTGCATTATATTTACCAGTAACAGTTACAGAAGTGGCAACCACATTACCCGAAGAATCAACAGTAAATGTGCCGCTACCAACATTTAATGCCTGACTTATTGTAGCTGTAGTAGTTAACAAAGAACCAGCACTAATAATACCCGCTACATCTATCCTAGCTGTATCTACTGTACCAGCGTTAATTTTAACAGCATTGATGTCGTTTATTTTTGTATTTGTGATCTGTGCATCACCAATTTTCACTGTAGTTACTGTGTCATCTTGTATATCAGTTGTTACTATTGGAGCTTGAGCAACACTAAAAGTTAAGGTTGTAGCACTAGATTCTACACCTAATTGATTTAAGGAAGTAACTGAAGCTACAAAGTTTGAACCTGTCTTGATAAAAAACAAATCTACAAATTCAACATCAACTATTCTGTTCAAGACCTGATTACCTGAACTATCTACAACATTGACTCGATATTGATAATTAGGGTAGTTAGTTGGTGTATCCCAAGCTAAAAAAGGTCTGCCAATGTTGCTTGAATTAGTATCTGTGTAAGCTAAATTAGCTGGTGCTACGACACGAAAAGCACTTGGATTGTTCATTGTATCTGCAACTGGTTCTTGTGCGGGTACTTGCCACGTATACACGTCAAAGTATTCAATCATGCTCACCATGACCAAACCATTCGTTTGTAATTGTAAAGCTTCAATTCTAAATACTTTGCCTGAAAAACCCAAACCTGAATAAGTCAAATCAACTATATCTCCAACATTTAATTTATACATTTCTGACGTACCTAGAAAAGAAACTTGTGTTTGATATCTGCTTCGAGTCAATATAGCTTTTGCCATATTGTCAGCAATATATCTATCGGTTATAAATGGAAATTCTGCCTTGACCTCTAGTATTTCACCATCATCTGAAAAATAATTTGGACTTGCTGAGTGTAAGGAAATTGCAGTATCTAATTCGTACTTCTTTTGACCATTGTAAAATTCCACAATAACTTTGTTAGCTTTTTGATCTTTACTGCCAAAATCTACAGAAATACCACCATCCTCTATAATGTGACTGTCATTAATTGAAAAAATACTAGAACCTGTATCTTCAATTATGAGTTCATATTTACCTTCTATGTAATTAAAGATGCCACGCATGTTACTCAATAAATCTTTAGCGTTTTCCATAACATTTTTTGTAGTATCTATAACTCCATTGCAATGAAATCTTTTAGCAGTTGCAATTGCAGTGTTCCCTGAAGTACCTGTGACGTTATAATCTTGTGTCAATGGATAAAGAGAGTTCCAATAAACTCTGTATTTGTTACCTATGCCATATATATTTTCTTGATAAACACCAGTAATGGTTCTGTTATTTACTACAGTATTACCAGAATCATCTTTTAAGGTGATTAATTCACCAACTTTAAATTTTCTCCAATCACTAAAATTTGCAATAATAGCAAAATTATTATCATTAAATCCTGACCAAGCTATCGCAGCTTCTGAACCATTGAAATCAGGTTGATTGACGGTTTGATCTGCAATATTAGCTGCTGTAGAAAATGTGCTAGTATTGACTTTATCTATTGGTAAACCTTTTCCATATTCATCATTTGTAATGTAATCTAAAAAACATAGAGCTGGATTATCCGACCACTTATAAGTTGAAATCGTACCAAATGTTTGTGTGCTATCTCTAGGATCAAAAACTTTTTTTCCTTCTACAATGACAGTAAGTTGTGGCACACCTGACCACATGCCCTCAGTGTCATAACTATATTTTGCTGCTATATAAGCTACACCATTTAACTTATGTGCTGCTGTCCATTGCGATCCAATTGAAGCTGTAAACATTGGATCAGCAGTTTGTGTAGCAGCACCATGATGTAGATTAAATACCATACGATAAGATAGTGCTGGATTAGTACCAAATGTACCTGCTGTAACTGTGGTAATTGCGTTAGTATTATTTGCAGTATTTAAACTACCAGCACCTGAATTAATTTTATCAGAACCAATGTAACCCCCATCTTTAAATCTGTTACTATCTGAAATTAAATTACCATCAAGCTCTATACTTTGACCGTCTATATTTTCTACTTCACCGACACTTAGAGCATAAATTACAAATAATTCTTTTGAATTATTAGATGCAGTGTCCATATAAATAATTTGCGTACCGACTCTTCTTGCACCATAAATGACTGGTATCTTGCCACCAGCAGATGTTTTGTTAGCTAAAATATCTTGACCCTGAGATTGCATATCTTTCATCATTCGATATGCTTTCACACCCATAATGAAAGTTGCTGCTGTGAAAGTAGCAGTAATTATTGTACCAATAGTAAAGCCAAAAACTTTTTTTGCTAATACGCCTTTAAAAAATCCTAATACTGCACTAAAAATCATTTACCCCACCTAACATCTTTTTTAACTTGAGAAGCAAATTCCATGCCAACATCACCAGAACTAAATTCTTGTTGTGAAGCATCACTAAAATGTCTGCCTCTAGTAAGATTCCAATTTGACCAATGACTTGCGACTTGTATGCCTAAAACTGTGTTGTCTATTGTTTCAGTTATAGCGACTGAACTTATGTTGCCTGTGAAATAATTTAAAGCTCCCACTATAGTTTCATTGTTATCAAAGTAAGCTAAAAGTATATTTACTTCCTTGTCAGTAAAAGCACCAGATTGTACTAAAGTTCTTACATTATCTGTGACGTTAGAAAATGTAATTTTAATATCATTTATTTCTAATTTACCTGATTCTGTAGTGTTATCCACTTCTAAAAAAGCACCACCAGCTTCATAGCTTTCTGAATCAAAAATTAAATTTCTATAATAATCTGTAAGTCTTATGACTGTAGATAAATTTAACTCTACTAAAAAAGCAATTTTAGTTGCATCTGCTGAAACTTGTGTTTGTAGTGCTGTCGATAAACTTCTTGGCATTAAGTAATAACCTCTCTAACGTCAAATGAAATGGTGAATAAACCAGTTGGATCAGTTGTATACATTATTTCATTGGTTTCTAAATAAACTGTAAAACTTGGTTTGTTGACTGTTACTGCTTCATTGTCAGCTAAAGTAGTTATTAAATTTGGAGAGATTAAAACTGTTAAAGCACCTGTACCATCTGAATCTATATCAGTTTGCACCATATATACTTTAGAATGATTGGCAAACTTAATTAAGTCACCAGCTTTTAATGCACCTGTGGTGTTTGCAGTAAAACCATCTAAGGCAATAGAAGCATCTGACGTAGTATGAGAACCATTAACTAAAATATCGGTTTCGTTTTTACTTGCACCTAAATTATCTAAGGGATGAGCTATAGTAAAATTTTCAAAACTACCCTTTTGTTTTTGTAAAAAAGCAAATATTGCTTGTGAATCTGTTTGTGTCATGGGTGGCATTTGCACTGTAAATGAAAAATACTGGCTACCTATTTGTCTAACTTGTTTACGACCAGACAATGTTTGATTGACTAAAGTTGGTCTATTGTCTTTAAAATTTAATGTACTAAAACTTGGACTTGTTGGAAATGCACCACTCATTACACCACACCCATTTTGCCTTGATTGTTCATGGCATTATTTATTATTTGAGTTATTGTACCTTTTCTTGAAACTAACAATTGATCGAAACCAGCAGCATCAACTGTATTGATATTAAAATTGACTGTTGTACTACCCATTGCTTGTCCTTTGGTGTGATCTACAATTGTTTCGTTTGGATGCACCATAGCCATAAAACCACCACGACCATCAAGACCACCAACTCTGGCACCAGAACCTGTATAACCACCACCTTCAAAATTTTCACCAGCTTTAGTAAATATTTTACCCATAGTTGATTCAACGCCAAATGCAGATGCACCAAAACCCATAATTTTTTTAATAATAAATACTTTTACCATTTCATTTATTACCGAAGCTAAAATACGTTTTGATAAATTTTCAAAATCTAAGAAACCTTTTTTTGTAAAATCAAAAAATTCAGTAAAAGAACCAGTAAGAGTTGTTGCTAAGTTACCAATAGCTTTGAATTCAGATTTTGCAGCATCCATTTGTCCAATTGCAGCATTAGCTATTTCTTTTCTTGTTTTTTCAGCAGCTTCTAATACTGTTATTTCTTTTTGTATAAGTTCAATTGCTTCTGTTTGATCTTTTAAAGTTTGTCTAGAGAATTGCCCTTTTTTGGCTTGATTAAATTTTTCTTGTTGTGCTGTTAAAGTTGCTAATTCATTTTGCAATTCTTCCATTGTTTTTGGAATCTCTATAAGCCCTATAGCATCCATAAACATAATTACTGAATTAGCTGCATTAATAAATAAAGTTTGAACTGGTGCAAGTATTTGTCTTTTTAAAATATTCATTGTGTCATTGAATCTTTCTGCTCTCCTAATAGTTTCTTCGTCTAAAACACCAGTAGCAGAATTTGCTAATGCTGTCATAGCTTCTGATCCATCTTTACCCATAACTGCTAGTTTTACACCAGCACGACCCATAAGATCAGCTAAAATAGCATTTTTTTCAAATTGACTTCCAACATTATCTAAAGCAGTAAAAAGTTCTAAGAAAACTTCTTCAGCACCTTTAACTGAACCATCGGCATTTTTGACTTGTACTCCTAATTTTTCTAACGATCTACCAGCTTCACTTGTTCTTAATTGTGCTTGACCTACCATTTTGGTAAAGTTCTGCATACCTTTGTTGAATTCTTCTGTAGTTAGACCTGATTGTTGTGCTGCAAATTGAAACTTTTGTAGAAAGGTTGTATTCACTCCTAATGAATCAGAAACCTTTCCAATATCATCGGCTAGTTGTAAGGTATGTTTGGAAAAAGCAATAATTGAACCAACAGCAAAAGCACCAGCGATAATGCCTTTTAATTTGTTCATGGCATTACCAGTAGAATTTACGCTACCTTTTACCGAATTGAATGCTTTTTTGGTATCGTCTTGCCCTTTAATTCTTAATTTATAATCAGTTCCCGCCATTTTTTATTTGCCTATTCTTTTCTTCTAAATATGCCAACCATCCTGTAAATTCAGATAAAGACATTTTTTCTTCTAATTCAGAAACTGTTACTCCTAACAGTTCTGCTAAATAGTATGTTGCAAATAAATCTTTATCTTGCCTTACTTTTTTAGTTGATCCTCAACTGTTGGTGCAGACATTATCTCTGTAGCTACTCTAGCTAAGACATCTTTATCAACACCATTCATTAAAGTTGTTTTATCACCTATGTCAAATACTTTATTACCTTCAGCATCTAGTGCTTTGTGTATTAAGCAATAAGCCATTAACGCTACATCATCGTCTTTAGCATATTTTTGTAGCTTAGACATTTCAGCTAGTGTTAATGGCTTTGCATAAATTTTAAGTATTTCACCATCTTCACTCCATTCTGGTATTTCAATTTCTTTAATATCTAAAGAATTGAAATGTGCTTTAGCTTTATCAATAACTTTCATATTAAGCTGTTGAAGTAGTTAAACCACCAGAACCTTGCAAAGAAATACTAGCTTCTACCAAACCATCAAATGATGCACTTCTTGTAAAGCCAGTCACAATTGCTGAACCATTGTAGTAAGTATCACCAGTTGAAGCACCTTCTGGATAAACCTCAAGTGTTACAGTAGAACCTACTGATAATGCAGTTTGTGCGGTATCAGTTTCGTCAAAAAATACATCTACAGATGCTGTGAATTGTGTAAGTGTTGATAGATAAGACCTAGAAGAATCGCCCATAGCAGTTTTTTCAACTACATCTGCACTTTCTTCTAAAGAATATGATCTAACTTCAGCAACAGTAGCAGAGCCAACTTTAATTAACCCCTCGCTTCCTTTATGTACTGCCATTTTCTTTCACCTCTTTTTTTGAAGAAGATTTGGATTTGGTTGCTTCTTCTTTCCAACCTTTATTCAATAAACTTTCAACTTTTGAAGGATGAACGTCTATAGAAATCTTGCCATCTGGACTAAATAATTTCATTTTTACCTCGCTACATCAGGTGCTTGTTCCTGATTATAATAATTAACATTAAATGTTAAGGTGGCATAGCCAACTGGCTTTTCACCTTCTGCATTATATTCTATTTCGGTACTTTCTAAAAAAGTATCTTTTGCTAAACTATTTAATGTTGGATCAGCAGCTATAGCTGTTTCTACTTCTTTGCATATTGTATCAACTGAATCATCGAAATTGCTTGTTGCTTTTACATAACATTCTACAGCTACTGATAAAGTTCTTTCTAATAATCTGTTTGAACCTATAACAATAGGTTCAGATGTTTCCGACTTGGTATAAATAAGTAAAGAAGGCAAACTAGCTGTTTCTAAGGGATAAACTCTGGACTCGAATACATTTGATCCAGTAGTACTTAAACCAGTTAAAACAGTACCCAATCGTTCTCTAATCTGCTGTCTGACGTGATTAGCCATTATGATTCCTCTAACATTAAAGAAGTAAAACCTGTGTTATCTTTTTGTACATTCACCACTTTATAAGTTTGTGCTGCAACCAAAGTATTACCATCAACATCTTTATAAGCATCAACAGCTAAAGTATTACCATGTTTGACAGTTGGCACATCAACAGTACGACAAAAAGCAATTGGTTGTGTACCTTCTACCCCTACACCAAACTCTTCTTCAAAGTATTCGTTATTTAAAATAAGTTCTATTGTTGATGTTTGACCACTTGTATTTGTAAAAGTAGCTGTTCGACCATGTCCAAAATTGGCATCTAAGTAAGAACTCATATCTTCTTCAGTTTCTAATCTGTATTCAGACATTATTGTTCCTCTAAAATTAATTCAATTAAACCTGTGTTATCTGGTTGTACATTTTTAACAACAAAAGTAGTTTCAGCTTTTAATACTGTACCTTTATTAGTTGTGATTGCATTTACAATCAAACGATCTTCTTGCGAAATATAAGGTACATCGCTTGATTTTAAATATGCTCTAGGTTGAAAACCTTCTACAGAAACACTGTTACCAGCAATATCAAAGTATTCTTGATCTATAATTATTTCAATATTTTCTCTGTTACCAGAATCAATATCAAACCAAGTATCAATCAAGCCAACCCTTTGATCGAATAAAGAATTTTGTACTTCAAAGAAAGTAGCAGTTACACCATGACCAGTTGTCGTGTCAAAATAAGATTTAAAATCTGCTGAACTTTCTAATGCCATTACTTACTTTTTCTTTTTTTTAACTTAGGTGCTTTAGAAGTTTCTAAACCAACACTTCGATCAGAAGTTTTTTTGGTTTCTTTTTCTACATATAATTCAGCTTTCTTGTAACCAACTAAAGTATTACCTTCTGCTTCAGATAACTCAACTATATCTCCAACTGTTAATTTTTTTGAGTCAGCAACAGTATCAGACAAAATTAAATATTTTTTCATTCTAATCTCTCTTTTTGAAAAAGCAGATGAGAAAATCCCATCTGCCTTTTCAGTAGTTAGTACCATCTATTAAGATGCTGCACAGAAAGAAACTGCATGACGAACTGCTACATCAACAGATTGTAATGCAACCACTCTGACAGTTCCTGAAGTTGAATTTGTAAAAGGATCAACAACTAGGTCTAACCCACCAAACATACCAACTAATAAGTCATTGAAGTTACCAAAGACATAATTGTTAGCTGTTATTTGTGGAGATATTACAACTGGATAACCATTCATTTCACCATTAGTTAAAACGAATTGAGCAGTATTACTTGCTTTTTCAGTTGTTTTTAAAGTACCAGCATTAGTAGGATGAACTATGTAAGATAGATCGCCCAACAAAGCATTATCAACACTTAGTGAAGATTCCATGCTGACGATTTCTGCAAAAGTAGGTGCTGCTGCACTACTTAGAGAAACAGTGTTAATACCAGTAGTATTAGTAATCCCTGTAGGATTTCCAGATGAACCACTTCCTTCAAGAGCTGCATCATCTATAGCAATAGCCATAGCTGCTGCAAGATCGTTTCTAATTAAGTTTTCAACATCTAAAGATGATTGAATCATTAATTGTCTAGTAACATCTGTAAATGCACCTAAAGTTTTAGGTGACATAGTGACTGAACCAATAGTCATTTCTGACTCACCAGCCGCACCACCTTCAGAACTTATGAAAGCTGCTGCACTTGCTGCTGTTTTTTTAGGGATTTTAACGTCACCAGATAAGCCA